CAGAAACGCTACAGGATATAAGGGTTTTATAGGAAATGTAGAGTCTTCAAACGGTTTCACTTACTTTTTACCAGCTTATTCTACCTCTATAGGTCGTTTAAACAGAGATACAGGCGCTATAACACTCGAAAAGAAATTTAAAAGTTGTCCACAGGTTAGATCTGGGGTTGAGGGTGCGAATGGTATTATTTACATGCCTTCTTATACTAAAACTCTAAAAATCTATACATTAGACACTAAAACTGGCGAAACAGGATACTTTACTCCTCCACAACCGGGGTTCTTTGGTCATGTATGGGGTGCCGCTGCAGATTCAGAGGGTAATGTATACATGCCACCAGCTTTGGGTAATAAGATTCTTAAGATAGATAAAGATGGTAATAGCTCCTTGTTAGAGGGAAAAATAGTTACATCTGGCGTTTCTGGCTTTAGTGTTAAGTATGTTGGAGCAACATATGTAAAAAGCGTAAACAAAGTGTTCTGTCTACCTAGAGTTGGCAAGAAGATTCTTATTATTGATTGTTCTGATGATAGTTACGAAGAGATTGATCTACCAGCTGATTACCTGAAGGTGACTAATAAAAATAAAAACTTTCATGGGTTCTTGGCTCCTGATGGTTGGCTTTACAGCGCATTCTGGGCTGACACAAAGTGTTTCCGTATTAACCCTCGCACGAATGAGATTCAATGGAAAGATTATGAACATGAATTCAGTGATGGTTATTTGACAGCTAAAATGGGTTCTGGCATCATGAGTTTAGGCACTGGTTACTCTACCTGTGCATTGACAAAGGGCAATGACGTTTACCTTGGACTAGCAGGGACTTCTAGAGCTATCAAGCTTGAGTTTAAAAAATGAAAGGTTACAGGCAAGTATATTTGATTGTAAAAGATAGAGGTTTTGTTTATCAACCAGTTGCAGATGTACCAGAGTTCCATAAAGAAAGTGACGCTTTGAAACATTGGGAGTATAACAAAGAGAGTATATTAGACGCTAATTTCTACAATGATCCTATTGTTATCATAAGAAAAGAAGTTAACAATGTAAAAACAAAAGATTTGTATGTTTGAGAATTTTGAGTTAGACGATTTAGGCCGCATCATATATAGAATTACCAGAGAAGGTGGATACACTGAAGAATGGTGGTTTGAATATGATAAACGGGGTGAGAAGATATTAGTTAAGTACATTAAAGAAAGAAAACCATTTTAAAATTATGAAAAAAACACTATTATTTGCATCTGTTTGCCTCCCTTTGTGGGGTGTAGCTGCTTGGCAAGGCTATAAAGAGCCTAAAATACAGGTTAGAGAGACTGTTAAAGTAGTCTCGCCAGAGAATGTAGAGGCCCATGTAATGCTCACTAAGTGGCAACTGGATAAAATGCTCAGTTGGTATGGGGAAGATGCTCATCCTGCTGATACAGTAAGATTTAAAACAGTTGTTAAGAGTGATGGCGAGGGTTGGAGGATATCTTCTACTCATTTAGCTAAAAGTGCTGAGCCAGCCTCAATACCAGAAGGTAAGTTTGTTGTCGTGGATTCGTCATATGTGGACCATGCAGGGGACTTTAAATCTTGTGTTGAGTATGCTGATAGCTACAAGCAGTTCCATGATTATGTTGTTCTAAGTGCTGAATGATTTGAAATCTAAATTATGGAGAATATGGTGTAGGACGATGGGTGAGAGGGTGTCAGACAACCCACGGGAAGCTGACCTTGCCGCCCTCATCCGAACGTTCTGGTGGTTTGTCCACATAACAACGTGTGGATTTATCATCGCAAATACAATCAGGCACTGGAACGATTAAAAAACTTAAAAAAGATGAATATACAAGAAATATTAATCTTGACATTAGTATCTGTGGAGTTATTAATACTGGTGTTACTTTATAGAAGATAAAAAAGCTAAGATTTTATGAAACAAGATAGCAATAAAAATAAATTTGATGTCAACCTCGATCCAGAGCAAACAGAGAGGCTAAAAGAAATTTTTGGACTCAATAAAAGGCAGCCCTTTGGGGACTTCATGGTTGACAACTCAAAGAAAGGCAAGTTCTACGATAAAATTAAGAAGGAGCAAGCTAAAAAAAATAAGTAAGTTTGGTGAGATAGTCTTAAAAAGCCCAGATCGACTGCGATATTTCCAAATATAGGCTATAATTTTTAATCTTTGCAAAATTTTTAAATTTTTATCAAAAAAAACAATTATTTTCTGTGATTCCTAAAAAAATAAAATATTTTCCTTGGATGTCGAGGGAAGCAATAAAAAAATCTAAAGCTTTAGGTTCCATCAAGAATTCAATCACGTCAGGTGGCGGGAATTTAGCTGGTTATCTGGGCGAAATTGCTTTAGCTAGACATTTAAAAGCAGATAATATTTCATGCGATGAGGGAAGCGAGAAATACAATTACGATCTGGTAAAAAACAAAAAAAAGATAGAGGTTAAAACAAAGAGGAGGACCAGAGATGTTGAAGGCTATTATGAAGTCTCAATTGCTGCGACCAGTAAACACCAAAAAACTGATGTTTATGCCTTCATCTCAATAACATTCAAAGAGAAAAAGGGAAAAGGCAAAGCGGCCACTTATCATGGAGTCGAATCAATTTGGTTGTGTGGTTATATGCCTCAAGATGAGTATTTCGAAAAGGCAAAGTATATGAGGAAAGGCCAGATAGATCCATCGAATAGGTTTGTAGTCCATGCCAACATGTATAATATGCCCATAAAAGAATTAAAAAGTAAAGTATGAAGGGGATATTTGAGAATTTCACTATTTTAATTGGTTCGATTATCATTGGTATTCCCCTTGGTTTTATCGTCGGTTTGGTCTGTTGGTTTAGATTCCCTTTCCAAGTATATGTAGAAGCTAGATCTAAGTTGGCGATTAAAAGAATCCAGAGAGCAGAAGAGTTTATAGAACAATATAAAAAGGATAATTCTAACGAAGGAATGTGGGAAAGACATATACAAAGAATAAAAGAAAAAGAATCTTATGACAACTGAAGAACTACTGAATATGCATAAAGAGACCTGTGAGACTTGCAGGGATATTATGAGGCAAAAAAACAATGATTACACTGGGGGGAAGACTTCTAAAGATCCCTTTGCTAATTTCAACGCTGCATCTGTCCTTGGGATTGATCCAGTGCAAGGGTTACTACTTAGGGTTATTGATAAAATCCAAAGGATTAGGTCTTTCACTAATGACAAGGAGTTGAAGGTCGCAAATGAAAGTGTTGAAGATGCTTGTGATGATATCGTAAATTACGCGATATTAGCAAAAGCCATGTTGAAAGAAAAGCGCGATGGTAATTTAAATTAAAATTTAATCAAAAAAAGCCTTGCTATGGGGTGTTCGATGATCCATAATAACCTCGTTATGGAATTCGAACATCCCATTTTTAATACCCCGGAAGAGTATGAAGAGTATCACCAGATCATGGCTGAGTTAGCGGAGGAAGCTGAGGAGAATACTCCTGATCCTCGCCCTCAAGATCTTGGTCTGAATAATAATTCATATTTTAATCAAAAAAAAATTGACTCCCAGAGAACAAAAGCTTAACTTAAATCCAGTCATGAATAATACAACAAAACGAGGTCGTGGTCGCCCCAAAGGTTCAACTAGTTTCATTAAGGTGAAACTTTCTGATCTTAACGCTAGTCTTGGCCCTAATGCTAAGGTGGCCGTAAGTAAGAAGTGGATAGAGGATGTTGGTGTTGAGATTCAAGAACCATCTACTCCATCCTTGACTATTTCTTCGGTTACTGATGAGCCTGAAGCTACAGAAACTATCCAATTCCAAATCCACTAAGCCATGTTTGAAAAACTTGTAGGTCAGAGTGAGGTCAAGGGTCGCCTTGGTTTTTACGCAAAAGCTCACAAGGCTGGCTCTATCATTCCACCGATTATGCTCAATGGGGCTAAAGGTTTAGGTAAGACTGAGTTCGCTAAAGATTTTGCTAGAGGGATCAAAAGAAAACTTCTTGAGATTAATTGCGGGACAATCCGTAATTCCCAACAGTTTTTCGAGCAGGTCTTCATGCCAGCTATCGCTGGCGAGGAGATTACTGTCCTCTTCGATGAGTGCCATGCTCTCCCCAAGGATCTGGTTGAAGTATTCTTGACGGTATTCAATACCGAAGGGGCTAAGAGTAAGCAGGTTTCGATTGGAGAAGGTTTCGCGACGTTCGAATTCCAAAAACAGAATTTCTTGTTTGCGACTACTGAACTCCACAAGATCTTCGATCCACTGAAGGATCGTATGACTATTGTTGATTTTAAACCTTATGTTTCCAAGGAGCTTGCTCATATCATACAGAAAAAGATTGATTGGGTTCAATTCGACGGGTCTGTCCTTAGTCAGATTGCTGACACTGTTCGTGGTAACGCTCGTAGCGCTATCAAAAGAGCTTTAGAGATCAAAGCGTTCTGTGAAATTAATAACAACCCAAGGATTGACTCGAAAGCTTGGGTTAAAATGAAACAGCTTCTAGGTATCAAGCCGCATGGCCTAACCAACTTGGAGGTCCAGATCCTTGATGTCCTTAAGTCCAACGGTCCCAGCTCTCTCCAGATGCTGTCTGCCGTTACCGGGATGTCCCGCTCTGCCATCCAGCTCGATGCAGAGAACAACCTCCTGAGAAGCGGATTCATGGAGATAGATGGTAAGCGTAAGATCACAGTCAAAGGTTCGAAGATACTGAAGGAGTTAGCATGAGATATGTGATATCACAATGGGGAACTGGTCTATCAGTCGGAATAATTGGTGGACCAGAGGAGGTAGAAGAAGATAAGAACTTAGCTCATAATATATTTGGGGCTAGATCATATGATGATTTCTTTAATGGGCGC